CTGTATCTAAAGGACCATCTACATCTCTGGAATGAAATGGGTATATTTCTATATCAGGAAAGTGTGTTGCAATTAAATAAGTTAATGAAGAAGAGTCTAATCCACCTGATAGACTAACGACTACTTTCTTTGGTGTTTCAGGAAATAACTCTTTAGAAAAAAGATCAATAGTTTGATTACCGTATGTTAGTTTCATCTTTTGCCTTTCTATAATAACTTTCAAGTTCAGGATATAATTCAAATAACTTATAATTATTATGATTACGATCTAGTGCTTGACAATATTCAATTGTTTTTATAAATTCTTCTTTGTCTTGTTTTTCTTCTAATGATTTTACAATATTAGGATAGTCTTTGTATTTTGGTATTAGTCTTTGTTTAATCTCATATGGTAAATTTTTAACTTGTAATATTTGAGGAAATTGTATAATATAATAAGTATGATCTATACCTAACTCTTTTAAAAATTCTTGTAGTTTCCATATATGCAAAACACTTAAAAATGATACTACACTATGAACATTTACTCTACAATCTTTTCTTGCTTTCATAACTTTCATGTTATTAATTAGTTGTGGCCAATCAGATTTCTTTCTTATATAATCATTATATTTACCATAGCTGTCAATAGATATTTTCATAATAAATTCTTTAAATTTACCTAAATAATTTCTGAAGTCATAACCTTCCATTTTAAATACTGATAGATTTGTTTTGTATATCAAACCAATACCATCTGCGTAACCAGTTTGTACTAACTTGTCTAATAGTTTATAATGATTTTTCATAACTAATGGTTCGCCACCGATTAGTTTTATTGATTTAGTATATTTTGCTACTGAAGCAACATCATCTAAATATTCTTCTTCATCATGCTTCATAGTATTCATTCTTTCACCATCTTTAGGGTCTAAATCGGGATCAAAAACTTTGCCTGTATTTTTAAGCACTTTGTTTAAAGACAAAGTTCTTGTGTTGGCACTTCTAGGATGACACATGTAACAATCTAAATTACAAGCATTACCAAACATCTTCATCTTTATATCTAATATTCTTTCATCTAAATCAATCTTGCCTTCTTTTTGAAACTTTAATACTGCTCTTAATAATTGTGGTACTTTGTTATCAAATGTTCCTGCTAATACTTGTTCAACATATTTTTGTCTATCTGAACGACCATATAACTTTTCATGTTTTCTACAACCTGTACAATGATGATCAAAAAATTTACCATCGTAATCTTCTTTGAGCATTTCTTCTCTTAATCTATTTTGATAATCTGAAGTATACCATTCTCGTATAGTTGTATCTTCCATATTATGGCCTGTAGGTGCCAATGCGTCATAACAAGGTGCATATCTACCACTTAAACTAGAGAAGATATGAGTCCAAGGCAGAGGACACCACCATATCTTTTTCTCTTTTAGTTTATTTTTAAATTCTTCTTCAGTCATTATAAAATTCTTTTAGTTCTGGAAACACATCAAACAAATGTGATTCCCATTTTGTTCCTTCGTATGCTTTATCCTGTTGTAACATATAGTTTAACGTATCCTGAAAATCATTGTTTTCATCTTCAGGCATTTCTAATGCAGCTTGTATGTCAGGCCATCCTTTATATTTAGGTATTAGTTCATCTTTTAATTTTTTAGGTAAATTATTTACTCTTAATGAATTAGGTCTTTCAATCATTAACCAACCTGCACTTCTTATACCAGGATTATTCTTACAATACTCAATAACTTCATAAAAACGTAAAACACTAAAACAGGTAATGACAGAATTGACATCAACGTGTGCTTTATCTTTATACTTGTCTGAATTAAGCAAATCTATATTTGCTTCTATCTCTGGCCATTCTGATCTTCTTCTTAAATATTCGGCATACTGATTAATACCATCAATAGAGGCAGTAAATGAAGTTTGTTTGAATTTAGGTACAAAGTCAATAAATCTATGATTACCTTCGCCTAGTTTTGTAAGATTAGTTTGAAACTTAATTGTTATATGAGGTGCGTGTCCTGTTTTTACTATTTCTTCTAAAAACTCAAAATATTTTTTCATTATTAGTGGTTCACCACCTATTATTTTTATACTATTAAGATATGGAGCAAGTTCTTTTATTTGTCTTATAACATCTTTCTTATCTTGTTTGTTTAGATTATCTTCAACAAGTTTAATTTTACGCTGTGTGTTTTTCATTGTGCCAAACATCTTTTCACTATAAACATTATGTTTATTCATCATATCAATACGCATAGATGAGCTATCATGGTTACACATATGACAATCTAAATTACATTGAATACCAAAAGACTTTAATTGTATTTGCATAATTCTTTCATCAAAAGTCCATACACCTGTCTTTTCATACATTCTAACATTTCTTTCTATGGCATCCCAACGTGATTTAGTACTTGATTCTTTCCACATATGGTGTGTTCTTCTGGACTTACCATAACGAGCTTCATCTGCAACACATCTTTTACAATGTTCATTAATAGCTTTTGTTCCATGTTTTTTAGGGTCTAACATTTCTTTTCTTAAATCATTCAGATATTTACTATCTTCCATCCATGATTTTATAGATGTATTGTTTATATTATAATCTTTACTTTCAGTTGCAAGACAACACGCTTTAAATCTACCATTTAGTTCTATAAACATTTCTGAAAATGGAAAGTGACAAAACCAACTTCTCTTATCTTTTGCTCTATTCATTATAGAATTAGGATCTAGTTTTCTTTCTTCACCTTCTTTAGATAATGTTGAAAACCAATCTGAAGTATCTACATAGCCTGGCCTGCTGTTAGTTACAGCAGTCATTTTTTTATCTTTAAATATCTTTTCCATTTCTTGGTCCTAAATAGTGAATTATTTTTATATTTTCGTGTGGGTCACCTAGTATCATATAATCGGTATTAAATTTATTAGCGTACATTTTATTTAGTTCTATGTTTTGTCTGTCTTCATTTGTGTATTTTACAACCCATTCACCAGGTAAATATTTGATATTTGCTTTATGTTCATCTAGTTTCCAAAAGACATAGTTTTGTTCGCCATAGTATTTGTAATGAACATCACCTTTGTTATAGTAGTGTAGTTGCCAGTATTCAGGATTTAATGAGAAGTCGTCCCATATGTAATTGAAACTACCTGACTTAAACTTATAAAAACCACCATTGATAGGTAATATAACTCTATCAGCAAATTTATTTGTTTTAACATTCCACCAACTATCATATGTAAGTAACTCTCCTTCTTCTACAGGATAGTTTAGTATCTCATCAACGTTACCTACAATCTGTTGATCAATATCCATTATTATAATATCATCGCCAGGATTTTGATATGCAAATTGAGGACTAAAGTATTTTAATTTATGCCAGTGTTTCTTAATATTACTATGATGATTATAAGGTAATACTACATCTGCCTCAACGTCTGTATCACTTAAACAAATAAACTCAAAAGGCACACTACTATTTTCTTTTAGTGATCTATACAATTTTGATACATGTTCAGGTTTATATAAACCTTCAAAATATACCGTACATATTTTAAGCATTGTTATACGCTCTCCAAACAACGTCAAATTGTTTATTGATAGCATGACATAGTACAACTGATTTAGGTACAAAACCTTGATCAGAAAAGAAGTAATGCCATTTCTGATTTAACCATTGTATTGGTACATCATTTTCTGCTATCTTAACTGCAAACAATGTTTCATTATCCCAACCAAAAAAGTCTGTAATCTTTTTAGGATACATATCATGGCCTTTAGTTAGTCTGCTCATTTCTGCCATATCAGAATCAAAGTTATCAAAGTATTTTAGTTTTTGTATATACTCTTTACTTGCACCAACAATACCTGTATTGACAACATGATGTTTAGGATTTAATTCTCTATCTAATAACATTGCTTGAGCATTATAATATTTTGCTGTTGGACTACGAATAGTTTGTGATCTTTCAGTTACGTCTTCCATAGGAATAACTTTATGTGTATTGTGTTGTATTGCAATACCTTTTGATAAGTCCCATGCCTCAAAGAAGTTATCACCATGCATAGGTACTACATCAAAATCTAAATAAAGTATTTCATCATATTGTTCAGCAAGTTTATAAAACAAATGTATCTTATAAAAATTTACTACATTGTATGCTGTAATATATGGATGCTTTCTTTGCATATTTTCTTTGTATAGAATAAAATCTATATCGTATTCAAACATTTTAAAATCTACGCCTAATTGATTTGCGTACCATTTTTTACATGCTACTAACTTTGTATAGTTTTCTTTAAAGGCATCCTTTGTGACGTAATTAATAGGCACGGATTTATTTCGTATTAATATATTCTTATCAAATATATCAAGTTCTTCTTTTGGTATATCAATGTAAAAACTATAAATTACTCTTTTCATAAAACTTTCCTATTAACATAAATCTAGTACCACGTTCATCTGTAATACTATCTCTTACTAAAACTTTTGCATTGTCTGGCATTTGTTTTTCAAAATCATTTAAATCATATACACAATTAATATGACCCTCTATACTTAACATATTGTTAGAAGTAAAAGCAAAATAGGCATTTGACTCTTGTAATGCTTCTAACTCTTTCATAGGTTTCATATGCTCACAAGAGGTATTAATGATAAGATTAGCATATCTTATTCTACCATATCTATTTTTATCAAATACATCACTTGTTATAAAATCTATATTGTTATAGTGATTAAATATTCTTTGTTTTGCTATACTTACAACTTGTTTATCTAAATCTATTAATGATATTCTTTTAGCCTCTTTAAATGCAGGTATTAAAATACTGCCATACCAACCACCTAATATTGTTATTTCAGATTTATCATCTACAATATTTAAATCTCTAATATGGCCTATTAGTCTTTCTTTAGTTTTAAATTGATTAGGACTAAAAGAGTCTAGTAGATTGCTATTGTTTCTACCCTCTGCTATCACATTTTTAAATAATTGTAAATCTATAGTTTCCACTCGTCTTTATCCTCTGGTGTATTAAAGTCATAGTAACCGTATGCCCAATATTTTTCTCTACAAGGCCAACATACTTTACATGGTTCTGCACCTGGGTTTTTATATCTTCTTCTAAAATCTCTAGCATATACATCATACATAAAGATTTCTGTTTCGCAAGTTTCAGTTACAGGAAATAAAGTTTTATCTAAACCAAGTTCTTTTACCCAATGTGCAACTTCTTTTTTGTTTATATTACGAAAAGGTTTAAACTCATATTTTTTATGACCATAATAAAATTTATCTGTTACGGACCATAACTTGTCTTTTTTAACGTTTCTATCATGTGGAAACTTACGCCATTCACCTGTAATTATTTTAGGTTGTTCTTCTACAGGTGGGTTTAAAGTTTCACCTGAAAAATAGATATTTAAGTTTATACCTAATCTGTTATACTTGTCCCATAGTTTTCTAAACCATTCTCTTTGAAAAGTATCTTTAGGATTATATTTTATATTTTTTGTTTCATAATCTTCAACCATCTTATCTGTTTTTTTAAATCCTTCAGTTGTGAAAAACGCAACATCAGAATATAAAAGATTATCGTTTTCTGGTTTTAAGATTCTTAACGCTGTAAGAACATTATCTACAGCATCCATAGCTGCAGGTCTTAACTTGTTATACAATGTAATAGGTAATATTTTTTTATTAGGGTACTTACTCATTGTAAGAAAACACAAGAACGCTGAGTCTATACCACCACTCAACCTCATTCCTATTATATCTTGTTTAGATATTATTTCATCAATATCTGGTGTAAATACTTGATCTAGTATTTTGTTTAGTTTATCTATATCCATTTTACAACTTCCTCCATTTCAGGTTTTATATCTTCTCCTACAGATTTTTTTACATCTTTTAGCCATTGATATCTATAATATTTGCCATATCCCATAGACATATTAGCAAATACTCTAGCATATTTGTTATCATTATCATACCATAAAAATGGCATGTTTCTGTATAAGTCTTTATCGCCAGGAAAACAATGATTATATGAAGTGTCTATTCCTTGTTCAATACATAAACCAGCAAGATGAGCTGCAAATAATCCACATTCAAAACTAGTTGTTGCTCTTAAATTTCCTACTTCTTTTATTTCACATTGTTCAGCATAATGACCTTCATTTTCAATCATTCTCTCCATGTATTTGTTTGGTTTGCAAATTCTAGCGCTAAATACTATTAAGTGTGAATTGTATCTCACATGATTATATGCCCTATTGATTTTAAATTCGTATTTTGCTGTATTACCACGCTGTGTTGTATATTCAACACCATCGCCAGATTTTCTTTCAAATCTATCTTCTTCTATTCTTTTATGATTAAAGGCACATTTTTCCCACATCTTATCTTTTATATCTTGTTGATTAGGTCCTATGACACTTACTTGGTAAGGCATAAAGTTATTTTTTGATGGTGAGATTTTCCATGCTTTGTATAATAACTCTTTTACTACTTCGTCTGGTATATTTTTTTTATGATATTCATAGACATGATGTCTTTTTTCGTATGTATCAAATATGCTCATTTATAAATCACCTTATCATTAATTACTAATATATCTAATTCTGTTCTCTTAAAGGTATTTATCGCCTGTTTAGGACTCTCTACTATAGGCTCTCTACAATTAAAACTAGTATTCAATAACATTGGTATGCCTGTTATCTTATAAAACTCATTAATAATATTGTAAAACTTTTCATTAAATTGTTTATTGACCGTTTGTATTCTTGCTGTATTATCAACGTGAGTTATACCTGGTACTTTGTCTGATTTAACTTTACATATTATACTCATATAAGGACTAGGTAATCTTGTATCAAAGTATTCTTTGTAGTGTTCTTCTAATACAGCAGGTGCAAATGGTCTAAAGTCTTCTCTCATCTTTATTGTATGATTGATAATATCTTTTATATCAGGATTACGTGGGTCTGCAAGTATTGATCTATTACCTAATGCACGATTACCACTTTCTGATTTACCTTGAAACCAACCTACTATTTTACCATCAGCAATTGCCTGTGCAATTTTTTTATAGTCAGCGTCTTCACCTACATTATATTCATATTCTATACCAGCAAATGTTTCTGATTTATGTATATTATTATTGATTACATAATCGGCATGCATATATGTACCTACTGCCTGACCTTCATCACCTACAGCAGGTGGTACAAATACATTCTCATAATGTTTTGTAAATTCTTCATTCATATAACCATTGTAAGCAACACCACCTGCAATACATAAGTTATCGCAACTCTTTAACGGATAGACAAACTC